GGATTTTTGTCATCCTATCCATTTCAAAATACCTCCTGTAGTTTTTTGTAAATCTCATCTGCATATTTTTTAATCTTTTCTTCATCGTTTAGTACTTCCGGGTCGGCTTTCGCGTTAGCTACTCGCTCCGGGTTCTCGGATGTCAGAAAAGATTTCACTGTAAAAATAGCTTTGGGATTGGCTGGTACACTAACAATAGATACTTCCAACAATAATATGTCTTCGACAAGAAAATGATTTTTTTCGTCTTTATATAATGTCCCGTCCGCATTGCGCTTGTATTTGAACAGACCACCTATAGACAGCGTATCCAAGTGTTTATCCTGGATAAGCTTGATTGTATGATTGCTTTTTTCATCTGCCGAAATAAAACCTTCAAGGTATAAGCCTTTATCGTCAATGCTGAATGTCACCCAGGACCCGATCTGAGCATCAATGGAATTGTAGTGATCCTTTAGGATTGGTAGCTTTTTAAGTCCCTTGATCGTTTTATTAAAAGCCTCGTTGCTGATAATATCCCCGGTACGGTCAACATTCTGAAAGGTCGAGCCATATCCCTTGATCCAGCAGCCTTCCCGGTCATCGTCTTTGGGTTTATCCTTTTTAATATCAAAACTGCTGAATTCCTGGACAATCTGGTAATCTTTTTTATCGAGGCCATGTTCAACTATGTATGATTCTCCAACCTCTTCTATATGCTTCCTCATCCGTATTAATTCTTGTTCTACATTCATAGTTAAGCCCTCCATTCGTCGAGCGATGGAACAAAACAACCAGTATGATTTGGGTGAAATTCCATCGTGTCCATTTCGCTTATTGGGATATGCGACCGGTTGCAATTGCTTTCAGGGTAATCGTCGTCACCGGTGCAACCGATAACATCAACCATTTTTACTTGTAAATCTTCAAAGGCAAGCTTTGAGGCCTGATCGTAGGAATACATGGCCTCGGTCCTGGCAACACGTACCGCCGCCCAGCCTTTTTCATCGAGATATGTATCATAATGATCTTGGATATCGGCTTTTAGGTCTGCTAGTCCGTTACCTTGTTCAATATTTTGATTGATTATTTTTTTTATTGCTTCCAGATCAGTATTTAATTTTCTGTTGATATACCTGGTCCCTAGCTTATCCACAACCAATTTGAACCTATAATTCTGAAAGCTGGGATTGATAGATGTTTTTAATACCTTGTTTATTTCGTTAATCGATACGGTACTGGCCGCTGTGTGGAACTTTGCGGCGTTCTTTCTCATCTCGTCACGTTCTTTTTTCTCATCAAAAAACAGCCCGATACCTATCCCGGAGCTAATTTCTTTGGTAGTGATACTGCCGATATCTTTATGCTTATCCAGCTCGGTTAGTACACGCTCTTTTTGAGCCCTGTAGTACTCTTTGACTATCGGCAGTATCTTTTTCTCGGTAAGTGTTTTGGTTTTGCTTGCCGTCCTCAAATACATTAACTGTTTTCTGCGGCCAGCAGGGTTGTATGCTTTTCCGTCCTCATCCGTGGTTTCTTCTGGCTGATACCCAGCCTCAGATACCGGCAAATAACTCATACCAATATAAAAGTCTTCCAAATGCGGTTGATCGTCGCGCTTATCAAGGCCTATCAGCTCTCGGCCTTCATTGCCGTTAATGATCCCTCGATCAAACAAGCTGCTAACTACAATCTGCATTTTCTCTTGATTCACTGTATGTTTTGGCCGGAACTTGAAGAACAGTGCGGGTGCTATGGATTGGATAAGTGCAGTATACCCGCTTTCAAGCAATAAATAAAAGCGGGGGAGGGTAAGAGTCTGATAAATTTCTATTTGTTCTTTTGCTGTATCATATTTCCCGGATACGTTGAGCCCGGCGATAAGGTCTGGCAAATAAAACACTGATGCAATATATTGCTGGGTGAATTTCCGCTGTTCAAGGTACTGCATATCCTTGTTCGATAAATTTAACGGGGTGATTTCTCCTCCCGGCAGGGTGTAGATAGGTTTTCCCCAATTCTGTGCCCCGGTGAATTTAGCTGCAAATAGTTTCTGCCATAACTCAAAATCTTCCGGCCCCATATCTACCGGAGGCTTAACAACCATGTTGCTTTGAGCCCCAAACTTATAAAAAGCATTGTTAAATATGCTCGATATGCGGTCCTGGTCTAATGTTGGGGCGTTCTCCTGAATTATCCCCATGCCACGGATACAGTTATTACCATTCAGGTATTTGATGTGATGCATTTTGTTGGCTTCCAAAGAAACGATCTTGGACGACAGCGAAATATCATACCTGTCAGCATAAGAATAAGAAGTCTGAGTGGATGCCGATATTATGGTATTCCCAGCCCTGACCGTGCAATTACACGGTGTTACCAGGTTCAGGGTGTTATATATTCCGTTTTTTACAGAATATTCAGTTTTTTCAAACGCATCCGGGACGATAAATACATTGCCATCAAGCAGCAGATGTAATACTGACATGGCAATAAAATTGTAATTGCTGATACCTGGACATGGTTTCTTGAACAAGTTAATAATATCGTCTGCGCCTTTGGCCGGGTCCCCATTTTCGTCCGTGATCTCCCATGGCATAGCTGCTATATCGCCCGCGATTGTCCGCACACACCGACCAACAAACGATATTGTTTCAACCGCCGAAAGGTATTCTGAGGTATTAGTTAGCGTTGATGATGTTTTAGAGTTTGCTTTTTGCCGGGAGAAGAAGTCTGCGAGTGATTCAAAAGAAGTAATGCCTTTTCTTCCGAAAAGTATAAAAGCGCCCAGCTTTTGGACCATCGACATTTGGTTCATCTATATTTACATTCTCATAAAATGTTGTGCGAGTAAAACTGACAGTTATTTTTCTATGTGGTGGCCTTTAATTTTTCGAGTTCATAATTAACCCAATCTGACCAATGGGCTTTCATCAGCGATTCGCAAGCGTATCTCATCGCGTCCATTAGGTGGTTGTTCTTGTCAATAGGTTCTGGCAATACGTTCCCCGCACGATCTTCTTTGTTACGGTACTGCATTATTTCATTCCTGAAATTAACACACCGAGGATGGATAATCAGTTCAAATCGTTGGATAAATTTTATCCCTGACTCAACGCTACCTGGCCCCTTCTCCGCGGATTCCGCGTGTACGCCCAGTTTTACAAATTCAGCGATGCTCTTAGGCTCGGAGCTGTCACAGATTATTCGTTCCCGTCCGATCATTTTCTTTGTCAGATCAGAGGCAATGTCGTTGGTCACTCCATTAACATATACCTCATCACAGACATATATTCTCTTGTGGGTTTTGTCAACCGACAGCCGGACAGCAGCGAACGGATCAGGGTCAAACCCCCAATCCAGTCCGTTAGAATAATTAGCAAATTGTTCTGAGTTAAACTCTTCGACTTTCCAGGTTTTGAATATTATTTTCCCAATTATCCCCCAGTTGCCCAGCGTGTATACTTCAAAATAGTATTTGTCTTTTTCATTTTCCAAAGCGTCATGGTCCTGCTGGGTCAGGAACATGTTGTCTTTATGCGTGGTTTTCAGGATCGAAACCCCGTCTTGTTCCACGTATTGTTTGTCGTCCCGCCAGATGCCGAAGAAATCCACATATATCCAGTGTGTTTGTAGGATAGGGTTAAAACTTAAGTGCAGGCGCTTTTTGAATGGACTAATACCACGAAGTCGTTTTGTGAATTGCTTATAATCGGCACGATCAAACTCTGTGGCCTCTTCCATCCATATGTCGGTTATAACTCCAACTTTGGGAACAATAGATTTTATTTTCTCCGGATCATCCATCCCAGCAAAAAAGATTTGATGCCCGTTAAGTTTACATGTAATCTGGTTTTTGATAACGTCGAAATATGCACCGAGCTTGAATTTGTGGATAGATTTAACAACCTGGTTGAATACTGTCTTTTCAATCGTGGCCGCAACTTTGCGGGTAATAAGATAGTTCCGCCCAGACAACACATCCAGGATACACCGATCAGACAAAAACTCAGACTTGCCCCCTGATGATCCGCCAAAATATATCTGCACATAGTTCTGATTGCCAATGCCATGCGTCAAATATACCAGGTTAAATACATCAGGGTCGATCTCAATCCTTAAGCTCATCTTTACCTATTTTGATAATGACTTCTGCGTTCCCGGCATCGATAGAATGTTCAAGCGGCTGCGTTACTTTTCCATCAAGTCGGTCAATGATCTCCTGCAACGATCTGGTGTTCCCGGCAAGGGCGGAGGTTACTAGCCGCAATGCAACTGCGTCTTTGATCTTGATGTTGGCATCTTTCTCCCCTGTCAGCGGATGCATTCCGGGCATCTTTATTTTCTTATTCATCAATTTTTTAAGTATAGTGACAATAGAAACCGCGCCCTTTGGCTTCCCCTTCGGGTTTCCAGATTGTCCAGGCTTGTACGATGTTAAGTTTTCGTTATTCATTTTTTCACTGTTTTCTCACTGAATTCATTACTGATATCTTGGCTGTTAATTTTAACACTCCAACCACGATCATTGGCTTTGCAGAAATCGACATACCGCTGGACAATTACATCACAATATCGGGGCGACAATTCAAGCATTCGGCAATGCCTCCCGGTTCTTTCTGCCGCGATCAACGTACTTCCGGCCCCGCCAAACGGATCAAGAACTATGTCCGCTTTGTCGGAGCTATTTAATATCGCATTCTCTGGGATTGCTATCGGCTTCATGGTCGGATGAAGTTTTGATTCCCTGGGTTTATCAATAAACCAGCAGGAGGTACGATGATCACCTTTCATGTTTTTCTTGTGCGTTTTCTTCCAGGTAAATAATATAGGCTCATGCTGATAATCATAATCCAATCTTCCGATAGAAAAAGTTGGAGCATTTTTAACCCAGTTCAATATGTGCTTAACCTCAAGCCCTGCTTCCATCATCATCATCATCATCATCATCATC